TATTATACATTGCAATATCTGCATCTTTTGGTATAAAGGGTGTAGGTCAAGCAGCAAAGATGTTAAAAAGAAAATGAATTTAATAAAATTACAAGATGAAATAGCCAATGACGAGGGGATAAAATATGAGTTGTATTTATGCTCAGAAAATCATTTAACCGGGGGTATTGGGCATCTTATCACAGAATGGGATGTAGATTACTATGGTAAACCCGTAGGATACCCTGTACCACACGAACAAGTGAATGATTGGTTTGAAAGAGATATACAAGTTTCTATAAATGACTGTAAACAGATATTCAATAATTTTGATTCTTTGCCTGAAGAGATACAAAGAGTGTTGGCAAATATGTCTTTTCAACTAGGAAGACCAACTCTAAGTAAATTTAAAAACATGATTGCTGCTGTGCATGATGAAGACTATCAAGAAATGGCAAATCAAATGGAAGACTCACGTTGGTTTAGACAAACTCCAAACAGAGCACAACGTCTAATAGACAGAGTTTTAACACAGGGGATACCACATTGAGCAGAGAACTAACAGAAAGACAAAAAACATTTCTACAAGTTCTGTTTGACGGAGCAGGTGGAGATGTTAAACAAGCTAAAGTACTTGCAGGTTATTCAGAAAACTCATCTACGACAGATATTGTCAACTCTTTACGTAAAGAGATAATGGAAGCTACAGAATCTTATATGGCTAGAAACGCACCTAAAGCTGCTGTAGCTATGGTTAGTGGTGTAGATGATCCCACACAGCTAGGCATAAGAGATAGACTATCTGCATCAAAAGAGTTATTAGATAGAGTTGGTTTAGTTAAAACAGAAAAAGTACAAGTAGAAGCATCGGGTGGGGTTATGTTATTACCACCAAAGAAACAATAATGCCACCTAAGATACTAAAAAGATTAGTGACTCAACTTATGAATGATGGCTATGACAAGGGGGCTGCTTTTGCCATAGCTACTAAAAGTTTACAGAAGAGTGGCAACTTAAAAAAGGGGACACAAAAAGCAACCCCAAAAGGCAAGGCTCAAGGAAAGAAAACACCAGCACGAAGAGCAAAAGAGAGAGCAGCTAAAAAAGCAAATAGAAAGCCATCAGATTATACTTATAACAAGAAGACTAACACAGCGAAATTAAAAAAGAAATAATGGACAGAAGTTTAGGAAAGTGGAAGTTACCACAACCAACAGATTTAAAAGACGAAGAACAAAAAGAGTGGATACAGATACCACGTATAGCTAGAACGATACCGTTTGGTTATAAAATAAATGAAGAGGATTCTGAGTTACTTGATCCAATACCTTACGAGCTAGAAGCAATAGAATTAGCTAGGAAATATGTAAATCAATATTCCTACAGACAAGTTGCTAATTGGCTCACAAAGAAAACAGGTAGAGACATATCTCATACAGGATTAAGAAAAAGATTGATACATGAGCGACATCGTAAGAACAAAGCTAGAACTCTTAGAAAATGGTCCGAGTATGCCGAGAAAGCAATCCAAAAGGCGAAAGAGATCGAAGAAGGTAGAGTCGGAGCAAGAGCATAAAGTTAACATAGAACCTATTGAGGAAGTACCAGTTGAAGAACAGAATGTGGTATTTAGACCAAACGAAGGTCCTCAGACAGAGTTCTTAGCATCACCAGAAAGAGAAGTCTTATATGGTGGTAGTGCAGGTGGTGGTAAGTCGTATGCCATGTTAGCAGATCCATTACGATATATGGGTCACCCACAGTTTAGTGGTTTGTTATTACGACACACGACAGAAGAACTAAGAGAACTAGTTTGGAAGTCAAGAGAATTATATCCTCTTATATACAAAGGGATAAAATGGTCGGAAAGAAAGATGCAATGGGTAGCACCTTCGGGTGCAAGACTATGGATGTCATACCTAGACCGAGATGATGATGTACTAAGATATCAAGGTTTAGCTTTTAGTTGGATAGGCTTTGACGAATTAACACAATGGGCAACACCGTTTGCTTGGAACTACATGAGGTCACGATTACGTTCTACTGCTCCTGATTTACCAGTGTATATGAGAGCAACAACGAACCCCGGAGGTCCGGGACATCAATGGGTTAAGAAGATGTTTATTGACCCAGCACCTTATGGAAGAGCATTTGATGCCACAAACATTGATACAGGGAAAGTCCTTAAATACCCTGAAGGACATGATAAAGCAGGTCAGTCACTATTTAAGAGAAGATTCATACCTGCTAGATTATCTGATAATCCATATCTGTCAAGTCAGGGAGACTACGAGGCAATGCTTCTTTCCTTACCTGAACACCAACGAAAGCAGTTGCTTGAAGGTGATTGGGATATTAAAGAAGGTGCTGCTTTTACTGAGTTTAATAGGGAGCATCATGTTATTGAACCTTTTGATGTTCCACGAAATTGGGTTAAGTTTCGTGCTTGTGACTACGGTTATGGTTCTTATAGTGCTGTGTTGTGGTTTGCTGTTTCTCCAAGTGAGCAACTTATTGTATATAGAGAGTTGTACGTTAGTAAAGTCCTTGCCACAGATTTGGCAGATATGATAAACGAATTAGAAGTAGAAGACGGTAATATAAAATACGGTGTATTAGATAGCTCTCTTTGGCATAAACGTGGAGATACAGGACCTTCACTAGCAGAGCAGATGATACAAAGAGGATGTAGATGGAGACCGTCAGACAGAAGTAGAGGAAGTCGTGTATCAGGAAAGAATGAGATACATAGAAGATTGCAGATAGACGATATAACAGAAGAGCCTAGATTAGTGTTTTTTAATACTTGTACGAATACAATCTCACAGATACCTGCTATTCCATTGGATAAGAAGAATCCAGAAGATGTGGACACAAGAGCAGAAGATCATATCTACGATGCATTAAGATATGGTGTAATGACTAGACCTAGATTTAGCATATTTGATTATGATCCTATAGGTAGACCATCACAAGGTATGCCTATAGCCGATGCAACATTTGGATATTAATATGGCAGAAGAAGATATTCCTGTAGAATTAGAATCAGTATCACTAGAGGACACGGATGATTCTACAGTAGCAGATGCAAAACCTAATAATATAATACCATACATAATGGAAAAGTATTATCGTGCAGATGACTATAGAGAACAAGATGAACAGAGATGGCTAAGAGCATACAGAAACTACAGAGGATTGTATGGCTCTGATGTGCAGTTTACAGAAGCAGAAAAATCTAGAGTATTTATAAAGGTTACGAAGACTAAGACATTAGCAGCATACGGTCAAATAGTAGATGTGTTGTTTGCTAATAATAAGTTTCCGTTGAGTGTTGATCCAACGGAGTTACCAGAAGGAGTAGCAAAAGATGTCAGCTTTGATCCGAAAGAACCTCAAGAAATCCGTGATATGGCTATGGAGTCACCTTACGGTTTCCGTGGCGATGGTATGGAGTTTCCTAAAGGAGCAACTGAAAAAAGCCTACAAGAAAGGCTTGGTCCTTTGCAAGAGAAGTTGCAAAATGTTGAAGGACTTAAAGAAGAAGTAGGTAAGACACCATCAGCAGTTACATTTAGTCCAGCCATGATTGCCGCAAAAGCTATGGAAAAGAAAATCATGGATCAGCTAGATGAGTCAGGTGCTAATAAACATTTAAGAAGCACAGCGTTTGAGATGGCTTTGTTTGGTACTGGTGTAATGAAAGGACCTTTTGCAGTAGACAAAGAGTACCCTAATTGGGGTGATGATGGTAATTATGATCCTACATTCAAAACAATACCACAAGTTAATCATGTATCAGTGTGGGACTTTTATCCTGACCCTGATTCTACAAACATGGATGATGCACAATACGTGATTGAGAGACACAAGATGTCAAGATCACAGATACGTTCTTTGAAGAAGAGACCACATTTTAGAGAGCAAGTCATAGAAGATGCAATAGCTGCAGGAGAGAACTATACAAAGAAATCATGGGAAGATGACTTAGCAGATTACGCATCTGAGCATGAGATAGAGAGATATGAAGTTCTTGAGTATTGGGGTAACTGTGACGTAGATATCCTTTTAGAACAAGATATTGAAATACCAAAAGAATTACAATCTTTAGATGAGATACAGATCAATGCATGGATATGTAATGGCAAGTTATTAAGAATGGTAATCAACCCATTTAAACCTGCTAGAATACCATACATGGCAGCACCGTATGAGTTGAATCCATACTCTTTCTTCGGTGTGGGTGTGGCTGAGAATATGGATGACACACAAACATTGATGAATGGTTTTATGAGAATGGCAGTGGACAACGCTGTATTGTCAGGTAACTTACTTATAGAAGTTGATGAGACTAACTTAGTGCCGGGTCAAGACTTATCTGTCTATCCGGGAAAAGTGTTTAGAAGACAAGGTGGTGCTCCCGGTCAAGCATTGTTTGGTACAAAGTTTCCTAATGTTGCCGCAGAGAATATGCAGTTGTTTGATAAAGCAAGACAGTTGGCAGATGAGAGTACAGGTATGCCATCGTTTGCTCACGGACAAACTGGTATAACTGGAGTAGGTAGAACTGCTTCGGGTATATCTATGCTCATGAACGCAGCGGCTGGTAGTATTAAAACTGTTATAAAAAATGTAGATGACTATCTTTTAAAACCATTAGGAGAGGGTCTGTTTAAATTTAATATGCAGTTTGATTACGACCCAAAGATAAAAGGCGATTTAGAAGTTAAGGCTAGAGGCACAGAAAGTCTCATGGCAAACGAAGTTAGATCACAAAGACTTATGCAGTTCTTACAAGTATCTTCTAATCCTGCACTTGCACCGTTTGCAAAGTTTCAGTATATTATACGTGAGATAGCAAAGGCTATGGATTTAGATCCCGATAAAGTTACTAACAATATGGATGAGGCAGCTTTACAAGCAGAGCTTATGAAAGACTTTAGAGCACCTCAACAAGAACAAGCTCAACCACAGCCACCAGCAGGAGTAGATCCTAGTGATCCTACAGGTTCAGGTGGTGGCACTATAGGTACTGGCATAGCACCTACACCTCAAGAGCAAGGATTTACAGGAAGGTCACAAGTTGGACAACAGCAACCACAAGCAGATACGCAGCCGACTCAAGACGTTGGTGAACAACCCCAAATTAATCAACCACTTCAATGATTATTTGGATTATAAGATAGACGAACAACATAAAATAATGGAACAGTCAGATGACGTTATATCCATACACAGAGCACAAGGATATATAATGGCATTAAAGAGATTAAAAATGTTAAGAGACGAAGTGAATGCAGAATGATTTAAGAGAACAAACTGAGAAAGCGTTTAAATTTAACTATGACGCTTTTGGTAAGTTTAGACCCATAGATGAAATAAAACAAAAAGCAAAGGATACTGGAACTGGTTTATTGACTGGAACTTTAGCCTTACCATCTGATGTAGTCACTATGGCAGAAACTGCAAATACTTTTTTAGCAAACTATGCAAACAATCCTTTAGCAATGTTGATAAAAGATAACGTGCAAAACTTTGAAAAGCGATATGGAAGAAAAGCATTTGATGAGGGTTTTGAAGAGATAACAGGTATTAAATCAAATCCTGAGAACACGGATCAACTAATAGGAGAGATACTTTCACCTACTGGTGCATTTTTAGCTCCAGCAAAATTTATAGATAAGTTATCAGATGGTGCATCTACTTTGTATAATACAATAAAGGATACACTATCTAAGAGTGACTTTGTAAAAAGTGATCTTGTTACAGAGGGTGCTGATTTAAAAAAAGTAGTAGATGTTACAAAACAAACAGATGATATTAATAAACCTAAAATAGATTTTAATATTATAGGAAAACAAAGTTCTATGGGTAAAGAAAGGATACGTGCATATCAAGACGCTGAAACTAAATTGTTAAAAGAACAGGGACAAGAGCCTATGTTAAGATCTGACTTAGATAAAATAGGTAAAGAAGATTTAGATCTTGCTACTGAGATTGTATCTAGGGTTAATTATGAAAAACTAACTCAACAAGATAGAACTAAATTGTTTGAACAATTTAAAGTTTATAGAGGCACAGACGGAAAATTAAGAACGGTTATAAGTCCTAAAGACGCTACTTTAAAATTAGATAATATAAGTTTCGCTAGAGAGGCTGTACAAGGGGAGGCAGTCCCTAATGAATTTTTAGATTTTTCTAAATTAGATAGCTATCCTATGCGATTAAGAAATATGTTAAACTATGAAGATTTGTATCGTGCATATAATAAACCATTAAAAAAATATTATGGAGACTTTCAGCCAATAGGTAACATATTAATAAAAGAACAAAAGATAAATCCAGATCAACAATTTATAAGTGGTAAAACTCTTGCAAGTTATGATCGTGCAGATGATGTAATATATTTAGCTAGTGGTAACGCAGACGATGTTAAAAGATCACTGATACATGAAATACAACACGCTGTTCAAGCTAGAGAGGGATTTGAAAACGGAACTAGTATTCTAGGCATACTGAAACAAAATAATTCAGACTATATAGATAGAAGACAAAGATTAAATAAAACTTTAAAAACTATGGATGATGAATTATTTGATAAAATAGATTTAGTGGATGAATACATGGAAGTAGTAACAAAAGGTATGTCACCTAATAGTAAAAAAATATACATACAAGAACAATCTGATCCCACATCACGATATCTTCAATCTGTATTTGCAAAAGAGGCTTTTGAAGATATGGTTGATAAGTTAGCCAAAAGAGAGTTTCGACAAGTTAAAAGTTTAGGACCTGATAAAATATGGTTGAAGGTTGATAGATTTGGTGGAACTGCCGATGCTAACTTTACAGAAGTAGGAGAAGAATTAGCTAACCGTTTATCTAGCAATAAAGATTTTGTAGAGTATATGAAGAAGCAAACATTAATAGTTCAACCAGAGAAAAGAAGATTAGATGAATTATATAATATAGCAGAACAAGCCTATATAAATAAAGGTGGGGAATTAGAAGCACGTTACGCAGAGAGATTAATTGACTACGAAAATGCTATGCCACCTGAAGGTTTAGTTCTTGATCTCAGTAAGGATAAATAATATGCCAAATTTAGATAAGAGAAAAGAACAAGAAGTATTTGATCCCATAGAGTTACGAGACATGTTAGTTGAAAAGGGCATGGTGGGATCTCTTGTTAAAAATTTATCTCGTGAAGAAATGATGGCTATTTTAGATGCTTTCACCGACATGAAACAAGCTAAAGCCAAAGGTGGTAATATAGAAAAACAAATGGAACTATTTCAAGATGGTGGATTAAAAGACGAAGGTGGCACGAAAGATCCAATATCAGGTAATGATGTACCACCGGGAGCAACACAAGAAGAAGTAAGAGATGACATACCAGCACAATTAAGTGAAGGAGAGTTTGTATTTCCTGCAGATGTTGTAAGATACATCGGTCTAGAGAAGTTAATGAGAATGAGACAAGAAGCAAAGATGGGTCTCAAGATAATGGAAGACATGGGACAGATGGGTAACGCAGATGAAGCAACCATACCCGATGACATACCTTTTAGTGTTATAGACATACAAATAGCAGAAGGTGACGATGATGACGATGAAGTAGAGAAAAGGGCAGAGGGTGGAGTAATAGAAGCTGCCAACGGTTTTGCAGGTACAACAACAGCAACTAATCCTTTACAAACAAGACAGTCAAGTATGACAGCATCACCTACAGGATTAAAGACAGCATATACTGCTCCTACAGTACCAACAGCAACAGCAGCTCCTATGGGTGGGTTTAGATATAAAAGTCCTATAGAGGCTAAACAACAAGCCACATTTAAAGGTTTATTTGGTGGAGATGAATTGACCCAAGGACCTGATGAGTATAGAACATATGTAAATGATGCAGGTGCAGAGATACAGATACCATTTAAGAATGGAAAAATATTAACAGGTTTTAGTATTCCTGAAGGATTTAAACCAAAGACAGAAAAGGTAGATACAGCTAAAATACAAACTGCTAAAACTAAAACAACTAAAGTTGAGCAAGAGTCAGGTGACGGTGGAGATGAAGATCCTGCGGGTCTAGGTGGTGCTAGAGTGACATTAGGTAATGACATGGACTATGCTGTTAAGTATGGATTAGATGGATCTGTAAGTTTAGCCAATGTAGAAAATGCTAAAGCAACTGGAAAAGCCAATTTTGGTCAATTAACACCTGAAGCTGCGGCTTTAGTTAAACAACAAGCGTTAGGTCAAATAGCACAATTGGCATATGGATTTAAACCACAAGTTGCAGCGGCTCAAGAGTTAGCTAAAAAGTTTGGAGTTTCTATACCCGGAGTTAGTAAAGTTCAATCATTGATTGCAGGTGCTAGAGACGCTACAAAGACATTACAAGGTATGAGTTTAGGTCAAGTATTTGATATGGGTAAAACTGAATTAGATAAATCTTTTGTTAATAGATCAGGTATTGATACTAAAGGAGTTGAGGGACTTACTGAGAAAGGTATGAGAGACATACAAGCTGAAATGCAGTATGGTCGAGGTACAGAAAAATTTGATGAAAAGAGAGCATCTAGAGTTGCTAGAGACGCAGAGAGAGCTAGACAAGAAGAAGAAGCAAGACAAAAAGCAGAAAGAGATAAACAATTAGCTGAGATAGCTGAAAGAAATAGAGCACTCGCACAAGAAAAACAAAGAAGAGAGGCTGCATCTGCTCAAAGATATAGAGATATGTTAGCAGAACAACAAAGGCAACTAGAGGCTGGACAAGATTCAACCAGTGGTGGGGATGATTATCAAGACACCCAAGCTCAAGCATCTGTTGCTGATCAACAAGGTGGCATGTTTACTGCGAAAGGATCACTTATAACACGTAAACGACCCAAACCTAAGAAGATGAAGCGAGGTGGATTAGCTTCTAAATAAATATCCACATACTAGCTACTTATCCCCCGAATGATGGCTACGATAACCCTAGGAGTAAGAAATGGCAGAAGAAGCTAAAAACGAAGAAATGGTGGTAGATGCTACACCTGAAAAAAAAGCATTCATGACTAAGCGTTCTAATCATGCTGAAAGAATTAAAAAGGATGAAGAAGAACTAAAAGATATGATAGAGGCTCAAAAAGGTGAAACCGAACCTACTGAAGAAGCGAAAGCAGAGGATGAGGAAGAACCGAAGAACGCAGAAGAAAGAACTTTCAAAAAGCGTTATGGAGATCTACGAAGACACTCACAAGAAAAAGAGAAGCAATTCCAAAAGCAACTTGATGAGTTAAAAGGTCAGCTATCAAAAGCAACACAGAAAGAAATGAAGTTGCCAAAGTCTGATGAAGACATAGAGGCTTGGGCAAAAGAGTATCCTGATGTTGCAAAGATTGTAGAAACTATTGCTATGAAAAAAGCAAAAGAACAATCTGAGTCATTAGAAAAAAGAATTAAAGAGATTAATCAGTTCAACGAAGAGACTGTCAAAGAAAGAGCAGAGGTTGAACTTATGCGATTGCATCCTGACTTTGATGAGATTAGAGACAGTGATGACTTTCATGAGTGGGCAGAGCAACAGCCAAAGTGGGTACAGAATGCATTATACGAAAATCAAGACGATGCAAAATCAGCAGCACGAGCAATCGATCTATACAAAGCAGATAGAGGACTCGGCAAGAAAGATACAAGCGAAAGTGGCAAAAGTGCTGCTACGCAAGTTAAAGCGAAAGCTGTAAAATCTACACCTACAGCAGATAGTGCAAAGAAGATTAGAGAGTCTGATGTACAAAAGATGTCTGCTACTGCTTATGAAAAAAATGCAGATATGATTATGGAAGCAATACGATCTGGTAACTTTGTATATGACGTATCGGGTTCAGCTAGATAATTAATTGACATAAAAGAATAAATATGTATAACTATACATATCTATAAGTGTGACCCTCTAAAGAGATACTCACATAATTCAAACACTTGGAAGCCTACCTGATGGTATGAGCCTACATCTAAGTAGCTATTAGATGTACAACCTCTAACACTATTAGCCGATGACGAGTAAATATAGCACATTCGTGCATTTGTTTTATTTTCAAAAATGGAGATGAAAATGGCATTTAAAACTGCAGCAGGTTACGGTAATCTGCCTAATGGTAATTTCTCCCCGATTATTTACTCTAAGCAGGTTCAGTTAGCCTTCAGAAAAACATCCGTTGTTGAATCAATTACTAACTCCGATTATTTCGGTGAGATTGCCAACATGGGTGATTCTGTAAAGATCATTAAAGAGCCAGAGATCACCGTTAAGGAATATGCTAGAGGTGCTAACGTACAGCCTCAAGACCTTGACGATGAAGACTTCACATTGACTATTGACAAAGCAAACTACTTTGCTTTCAAGATAGACGATATTGAAGAGGCTCACAGTCACGTAAACTTCTCTCAACTAGCAAGTGACAGAGCAGGTTACAGACTTAAAGATAACTTCGACCAAGATGTTCTTGGTTATTTGTCAGGATTTGCACAAGCATCTAACAATGCTGTAGCAAGTTCAGCTAACTCAACAGTTAACGGAACTAAAGCAGTGTCAACTGCAGGTTCAGACGAATTGTTGACAAGCATGAAGCTAAAGAAAGGTGACTTCGGAAACATTACTACAAGTAGTGCTGGAGATCATTCTATTCCATTAGCTCCAAGACTACCGGGTGCAACTGCTCAA